ATCAAACTTATCATCAGTATCTATAGTCATTGCTGACTGATTAGCGTCTGATATTTCTTGTGCTATGTAAAAGTTTTGGTCTGCTGATTTATCTAAATCACTTTCTGTTAAAACTGAACCATCTGTAAAATCTACTAATCTTGAACTTGTAGGTGTTTGTCTTTCAATTCTAATAACTGCTGAATTTGCAGGTGCAGAATTAAAAGTTAATGTTGAAGATGAAATTGTAAATGCTGTATTAGAAACACCATCAACAAATGCTTTAATATGAGTGCTATCTAAAAATGGAAAAGTTATTGAGTACTGTGTAGTACTACCATCTCCTGTATAGGAGACTTGTGCTAAGTATGACATATTTTATTTACTAAAGTTATAAAGGTTTTGTATATCTGAAGGGTTAATCTCAATTCCCATCTTCAATTTTTCTAAATTTGTATTTACTGCATTGAGTGAATTAAACATTGTGAACTTACCAGTATCATCTTGTGTGCTTTTAAAGTTTTTACTTTCTTTAATAAGCAGTTCTTCAACAGCAGTATGATAATCTTTTACAACTCGTCTAAGTAGTTTTGCTCTACCACCTATATCTTTGTTGTTTTCATCTATTGCTCTTGGGTCACTTAATTGTTTGTATCCGCTAGAATTTATTACTTGTTGTAATTTCTGGTCTAATGATAAACCACCTATTCTAACTTTTCTTAATAATTCTTGTTGTCGGTTATATGCAGATTGACCTTTATCATTGATAAATAAAGAAAGTTCTACATTACCTCTTAAAGTTGTCTTCATGCTTGGTAAATTAACACCAAGTCTAAATATCTCTTTTGCAACTGGGTCTTTCTTTTCTGACGTTGCACCAAATGGATTAAAGACACCATTAATTAATCTTGTGTTTTCATCGCCCTGTATTTTTAAAGCATTACCTCTGAAGTCGTATTTAAACTCAACTTCATCACCTAATGAACTTCTCTTTTTAAATTCATCAAAGATACTCTTTGTATCTCTATAGAATGGGTCATTAACAAATTTTGTATAAATATTTGGAATAAATGAACCTGCTTTTGATTTAGCATATCTCATTACTTTATCAGGACTGTCATCTGTGAAGACTTCCATAAAGTCTGCTAAACCTTTTAAATATGTTTTAGAAACTAAATTTCTTGAAACTGAAGAACCAATAGCTGAAATAGTATTACCTAATTTTTGTCCACCACTTAAATAATCTCTTGCACCACCACCTTGTTGTGCAAGTAAAAGCATAAGATTGCTTCCTGCTCTTTGTAAAGTTTCTTCATCAAGTTGGTCTCTATAAGTATGAAAGTCTACAACTAAACCTAAGAAAGCACCGAATGGGTCAAATCTCCCAAACTCTCTATATTTATAAGTTTCTGTTTCTTCATCATAATATCTAAATGAATAAGGAATAATTCCTGAAGCCTTCTTTAAATCTCTTAATTCTTTTGATGTAGTAGTTTTCTCACCTCTAATCTGGCCTTGACTACCTGTTATCTGACCCTCAGCTACTAATTTATTTGCAAGTAAAGTTAATGCAAAACCAGTTGCTAATTGTCCTCTAGCTTGTGCCATTCTTTCAGCACCCATTCTACCAAAGAAATCATCTCTATAACTTTGTCTAATGAAACCTAAAGGTGTTCTATCTACAACATTTAACATCAAGTTCATTGGTGTTCTTGTAAATGGAATAATTTGTTTCATTATCGGAAATTGATTTGTCAAATCCGCTACTTTTTTCATTATTCCTGTTAATTCGTTTGTATAAGTACCTTCCTCTGCCATTTTAAGTACTTCATCAATTCTTGCTCTACCGAATTGGTCAAAACCATCTTGAAAGTTTTGGTCTACTGCTTGTTGAAATTCTGTAATAGGTTTTCTACTTCTTACTTCGTATCCAACAATTTTATCAAAACTCTTTCCATCTTTAATAGCTTTATCAAAAGCATATCTTTCTAAATGAGTTCTGTATTGTATCTGTTTAAAAAATTCATCTTCAGCAGTAAGAAATCTACTAGGTTGTCTAACAATCTTACCTAATGTATTTACAAATACTCCTGTAATACTATCGTCTTCAACTTCCTTACCATCAACAATTTTTCTTTTTTGAATAGATTTTTTAGGTGTATCTAATTTATTTCTAGAAGTTAAAATTCCATCTTCTTTCTTTAAAGCTAAACCTGCGTACTTAACTGCATCTTTTAGGTATCTACCAAAAGACACATATTGACTAAGTGCTTTTGTACCCTCTAATCTCAATGCTTTTGCTTTAGCTGAATTACCTAAATAACCTGTAAGAGAACCTACTGACTTTTCTAAAGGTCTTAAAAACATATTAATCATGTTTGAAGTCATGTTAATAATGTGTGTTTTTGGATTAGATAAAAGTGCGTTAATCCATATTTCGTTTGCTATATCCCAAGTTCTACTTTTACCTGCGTAGTCTAATATTTTAGTAACATCAGCATCGCCTGTTAAAGCAAACTTTCTCATAAACTCATCAAAGTCACCACCATACAATTCATACTCTTTTATTAAGTTTTCTTGCTCTTTATTAATTTGAGTTCCAAATGACTTTGCTTGTAATCTTTGTGTTCTTGCTGTTTGTGCAGAAATAAATTCTTTTGCTCTATTAACGAATTGTAATTTCTTAAATACAGTCTTTCTAAATAATTCTTTTGCTCTAGGGTCTTTTTGGCCTAACTTAGCTAATCTTTTTGAAGCACCATTTAAAAAACTTCTATAGGCGTTCATACCTACTACAGTTTCAGGTGCATTTTTTAATTCTTTTACTAATCTAGCAATATCACTTTCTAGAACATTAGGTTGACCTTCGTAAAGTTTTCTTGCTTGTCTTTCAATCATTTCATCTGAGACAACAATCTTTTTACTTCTAACTAAATTCTTAAATGTTTTTGCAAAAGCTATTTCAGAAATTAATCCATCTTTATCTAAATCAACTAATTGTTTTACATTGAACTGAGTAGAGATATTCATATCATCTAATAGTTCATCAAAGTCTTTTGACTTTATTCCATTCTTAGCATTTTCATCTTGAAGTGTTTTGAATGAATTGTAAACACCATCTTCTAAACTTTTTAAATTAGCAGTATAAGTATCTGCAAATTCATCTGCTTTAACTTCACCTGCTCTAGCTTTACCTACTTTATCTACTTTTAAATCTTGTGTAGGTTTTGCAATTTCTAAATCAGGATTTTCTTCTAAAAACTTTTCGTCAGCTTTTAATTGTTCTTTACTATAAGTCTGACCATTAGATTGTGCTTTTTTATTTTTGTACCATCTAAAACCTCTGAACACTCCTTCTAAAGCACCACCTAAACCTGCACCTTCTAGTGCATTTTTAAATCTTGCTTCGTACCAAGTATCATTTTGGTCACTTTCTAAATAATCTATAATTGGATTTTCTAATTCAGGTGCAAACTCATTAACCATATCTGCAAGTCTTCCACTATCTTGGTCAAACGCTTGAAAGTCAGCAATACTTCCTTTTGCTACACTTTTAGCTAATTGTCCTGTACCTGAGACAGCTTTAACACCTTTTAATAATCTTCCACCAGTAAACCAACCTGTTAAGAATTGTGAAACACCTTTTGTGATGCCACCTGCTATTGTTTCTGGGTCTTTATCAAAATCTGGTAAAGTTAACTTGTCGTCAATTAAACCTTTATCTTGTGCTTCTTTGTAAGAAATAATATTTGGTTTTAAGTCAGATAATTGAAATCCTTCTTCACCATTTCCAAAACCAATACCATAGAAACCTGTCTTTTCTCCTAAAGTGTCACCAAATTGCTCTACAAGTCCAATCGAAGCCTGAACACCATCTCGAACACCATCTAGTGCAGATAAACCAATATCAGTTACTATATTTCTTGTTCTAGTGTCTTCTTGTTGTTGATTAGCTTGTGGTATTTCTTGTTTGAACTTAGGTAATTCTAAGTACTGCTGAATTTCTTCATCACTAAATTCATTAGTATCAAATTCTATAACCTGACCATTAGGTGCTGTTTTTTCTATTATTGCCATTAATTTGAACCGCCTATACTTGCTACTTGATTAGCTGTTTGTTTTTGAACAATTCTGTCATATTCGTCTTGTGACATTGCATTAGGATTGTCTCGTCTAAATTTTCTTAATTTATTTCCAGTTAAACCTTCAGGAATAATAACTACATCAGTCATATCCATAGCTAACTCTGGGTCTTCTGGCTTAGTATTACGTCTATCTTTTCTTGATTTTTTATTAACTGGTTCTTCTACTGAACTTGTTAAATCTTCTTTATTAGCTTTAATTTTCTTTTGCTTACCATCTTCGATAATAGGTGTACCATCGTCACTCGAAGTAGTTATTTCACCATCAGTCACACTTACTTCATCACTAATAGCAATTTCTAAAACTTTGTCGTATTCAGTTTTAACATATTTTTCAAATGCTTCTTTTCTGTCACTAGCATTATCAAATTTATCTACTGGGTGATTTTCAAGCCATACTTTCATATTAGCTTCAAACTTTTTATGTTCTAATGGACTAATTTTAGATAAAGCGTATTTTGTTTTATTTGTAGATTTTGTAATAGCTTCAATTTCATTTTTCCAATGTTTGTAATAACCTGAAGCTAACAATCCATCTTTTTCTGTAAATTGAAATGCTTTTAATTCTGTATCAAACTCTGAATAATCAC